CTTCATAGATGAAAATACAGCGGAAGAGATCCTCGCTGACGAACTATTCGGAGTTCCAGGAGAAAAAACAGACTCCGAAGACTTTACAGATCAAAACCTAAACCAATACATCCTTAAGGTAGAAAAATATGATAGTAAGCAAATAATAGCACGTGCTTACGACAAAGGTTCCGGATTAATAAAGGCACAGACGGCACCAAGTTACTTTTCTACATCAGAACAGCTATTAGACGAGATAAAGGCTATTTTAAACCAAATATAAATTCCCCACCTAAATATTTATTAATATGACAACTTATGAAAGAGGCTGTAAAATCTGCTGTAAAAGAAGCAATTAAGGAAGAAATGGAAACTTCTTTCAAAAAAGACTTAAAAGAGGTTAAAATGCTTTTAGCCAAGTCTATAAAAGAAGGTAGGGCTGTTTCTACTCAACAAGTAATACAGTCTCCTGACGAGTTTAAAAACAAACTTAGGGAAGCTGTAGGAGCTGATTTCCAAAGACAAAGACCTGTACAAATGCCTAGAATGTCTGAAGAAGCAGCCATGCAGATGTCTACAAATGGTTCTTTACCGGACATAGATGCGCCTATACCTTTTATAAAGAAAGACTCTATCGCATGGAAAGAGCTTAAAAATAGAATAGGATAGTATGAGAAGAAGGCTGACATATACAAAAACTGTTTCTGATAGGAACCCTAACAGGGGTATAGGTATAAGACTGCCTTTCAATGATTTTAATGTTTTTACTATAAACTATACTACAAAAGATCAAGTAAAAAGTAATCTAACAAACTACCTTTTAACTAATAAAGGAGAAAGGGTTTTTAATCCTGAGTTTGGAGCAGACTTAAGAAAACTTCTTTTTGATCAACTTTCTGATTTTACAGATGCAAGAGAGATCTTACTAAGGAATCTTGGGATTTACTTTCCCATGATAACAGTAAACGCTTTAGACTTTTCTCCTGATTATGATAGAAATCTTCTAAACATAAAGCTGAACTATTCGATAAATAATAATGCTGACTCTATATTAATACAAATAACCTAATGGCACAAAAAGACATAAAATACATTAACAGAGACTTTACCAGCTTTAAGGAAGCTCTTATAGAGTATGCCAAAAATTACTTTCCTGAGGTTTATAATGATTTTACAGAAGCTACCCCAGGAAATATGTTTATCGAAATGGCTTCCTATGTTGGAGATGTTTTGTCTTTTTATGTAGATAAGCAGACCCAGGAGACTTTGCTTTTGTATGCTCAAGACAAGCAGAATTTAATATCTATGGCATATTCTTTAGGATATAGACCTAAAGTGGTAAGCACGGCTGTAGCAGAATTGAATATATACCAACAAATCCCTGCCATAGTAAGCTCTAATATAGCTAATCCTGATTATTCATATTGTTTAATAGTTAACAAGGAGGCTAAAATAAAGTCTGCATCTAACTCAGATACAGTATTTGTTACTCAGGATTCAGTTGACTTTAGTTTTTCTTCGTCTGCAGATCCAACTGAAATAAGCGTATATCAAATAAACAATACTACTAATCAACCTGAATACTATCTTTTAAAGAAAAAGATAAAGTCTATAGCAGGCACCGTAAAGTCTCAAGATTTCACTTTTGGGCAAGCTGTAAAATTTGATACCATAACTCTACCAGATACTAATATAATTCAGATATTAGATGTTATAGACAGTGATGGTAATAAATGGTATGAGGTTCCTTACTTAGCACAGAATACGGTGTTTCAAGATGTTCTAAACAATGCATCGAACGATGCGACACTTTCTCAGTATAACAATTCAGCTCCTTATTTGCTAAAACTTATAACAGTAAATAGAAGGTTCGTATCTAGATATAATGAAAAGAATGAGTTAGTTTTAGAGTTTGGATCAGGAATAGTAAATGCTAACGACTCCACAATCATACCAAATCCAGATAATGTAGGTATAGGAAATGCAACTTCTGTTGATAGGATGTTTACTGCGTATGATCCTTCTAATTTTATATACACTAAAGAGTATGGACTGGCTCCTAGTAACACCACATTAACAGTTAGATACATGATAGGAGGTGGAGCACAGACAAATGTACCGGCTAACGATATATCTCAGATATATGAAGTAACTACGACTCCCGTGTCTTTAAATCCAACAAGTTTGAATCAAGGTCTTTTGTCCTATATACAAAGAACTTTATCATTTAATAACGAACTTCCATCATCGGGAGGCGGAGACGGGGATACTGTAGAAGATATTAGACAAAAAACTATGGCATCCTTTCCAACACAGCTGAGGAATGTTACTAAAGAAGACCACATAATAAGAGCCCTAAGCATGCCTCCAAAATACGGAAGTATAGCAAAAGCTTACATAACACAAGATCTGTCTTTAAGAGAAATAGACAGTGCTCCCGATTTTATAGAAGATAACCCACTAGAGCTGAGCTTATACGTGCTTTCTTATGATGCTAATAAAAGATTGACAGAAGCATCTCCAGCTGTAAAAGAAAATTTAAAGACCTACGTATCTCAATATAAAATACTAACAGATGCTATAAACATTAAAAACGCATACTATATTAACATAGGTATAAATTTTGACATAATAGTGCTACCTGCTTACAATAGCAGAGAAGTATTAAACGATTGTTTAAATTCTTTAAGAGATTATTTTAATATAGACAAGTGGCAAATAAACCAGCCTATTTTGTTATCAGAACTGTATAATGTTCTTAGCTGTGGAAATATAAAAGGAGTTCAAAGTGTTGTTAAAATTGAGGTGGTAAATAAGTATGGAGCAGCTAACGGTTACTCTCAATATGGATACGATATTAAAGGAGCTACCAAGAATAATATAATATACCCAAGTCTAGACCCATCTATATTCGAAGTCAGGTATCCTAATTCAGACATTTACGGAAGAGTATTAACTTATTAAGAAATAAAAAATGGCAGTATATAAAATATTCGCTGAGAAAGATACAACACTATACTCTGACTATCAGACACTCAATACTGGTTTAGATCCTATATTAGAGATGACTAAGAATAACAGTCTACTCTATGCAACACAGTCTAGCGCAGCGAGAGCCCTAATAAAATTTGCAGACACAGATATGTCTGATGTTGTTACAAACTACATTGGAACGTCATCATTTAGTAGCAGTTTAAAAATTTATCTAGCAGACGCTACTGGACTGCCGTCTGATTTTACTTTACAAGTTTTTGCAATTTCTGGAGCATGGGACATGGGTACTGGAAAGTTTGGAGATTCTCCAATACCTACAGACGGAGCTAGTTGGAAGTTTATGGGACCAAGCGGATCATCTCCTTGGCAAACATCTAGTTTTTCTCCTGGAGTTACGGCCTCTTTTACACCTCCCAATAAAGGAGGAGGGACTTGGTATACGGGATATGAATTCCTCCAATCATTTGGAGTATACATAAACAAAGATATAAATGTTGATGTAACGTCTGGTGTGTTGGCTATGCTATCTTCTTCTATAAGCAATCAAGGGTTTATATTAAAGTTATCAGGATCTTTAGAGTTTGATCCTGATTATGTTTTTAAACTTTGTTATTTCGGAAGAGATACTAATACAATATATCCTCCCGTATTAGAATTTAAATGGGATGATTCTAGGTATTCTATATCAGGGTCTAACGTTACAGGAGTGTCTTCTCAAGACATAAGAGTATCATTAGCAAATAATAAAGGAGAGTTTAATCAATATGAAATACACAGGTTTAGATTAAACGTAAGAGATCAATTTCCAGTTAGGACTTATGCTACCTCTTCAATATATACTACTCAAAAGTATCTTCCATCAAGTTCTTATTACTCTATAAAAGATGTAAAGGGAGATGTAACTGTAGTAGATTTTGATAACAACTATACTAAGATAAGCGCTGATTTACAAGGTAACTATTTTGATGTTTATATGTATGGGTTAGAACCCGAAAGGTATTATAAGATCCTTATTAAAACTATAATAAGTGGATCTACTTTAATTTTTGATGATCAATACTTTTTTAAAGTAACTGAATAATGGCTGAAGCGGTTGATATAAAAAGAAAGATATACGGTAAAAACACTTTTACAAATGTAGTAGATGTTACCTTTAAACAGTTAGTACCTCAGGATGGAAATCCTGCAGAAGAGGGCGTAACAGGAGCTACTACCGTGGTTCAGTTTTTTAACGATTATGATACTCTTTTTTATGATATACCAGCCAGTGGATCCGAAAATTCTCATTTAGAGATTGTAAAAAGGAGCGGCGACTACATAGGTATAGATTTTGAAAATCTAGAAGAAGAGATAAGAAATCTAAGAGAGGAAAATGTGTCTTTAAAAAATCAAATAGTGACTTTAACAACCCCTAATAGATAATGATAGTTTCTGTACAAAAGATAAATGAAGATTTAGCTAAATATGATACTATAGACAGCTCTCTTATAGCCTCAAGGGACTATATAAGGCAGTTTGGATTGCCTGAGGATTATGTTGAGTATCATGTTTATACAAAAGGAAACTCTCTATTATTTTCTGAATATAACTACACTGGGTATAGAGTTCCAGGAGACTTGCAAGGCAGTATAAGCACCTACACAGAAGAGTTACAATTTTTTCCTGAAACCGTAATTGAAAATTTAGGGTTTACATATGGAACGTATATAGTACAATTCAATGTACTTAGAAAGAAAGTAGTAAATATAAATCAAAAGTCTTTCTTCATAAAAGAAATATCTAATGATAGAAAAGAACTTAGGATATCTACAAATGATTTTTCAGACTTAACTGTAGAAGAAGGTGTAGTTAACTTTCTTTATGAAATACAGAACTCACAATATTTTAAAGATTTTTTATTAAACTTTGGAGATAATAAAGTTGTCAATGCAGTAAATATAGCCCTTGACAAAAACACAAATCCATACTCTATTTTAGTAAAACTGTATCAACCTCTTCCAGCGGAGTTTGATTTAAAATCTTCTTTTTGGTTTGTAGAGGAATTATCGGAAGCAGTTTCTTATGAGGTAGAAGTTGCTCCAACTCCAATACAAGAAGTAATTCCTTTTTTAAAATCAGCCAACTTCGATATAGAAGTAGATCAGAGTTCTATAAAGCCTTCAGAATATATAAACACTAATGAACTATTATCGAATCAATCTTCCACTGCATATAGGGAGCTATTAAATGCCTTAAATAAAAAAGGGATAGATATAAATGTAGACTATAGTGACTATAACAATTTTATACACTTCTCCTCAGCTAAAGAAAGGCTTTTAAATTTTAGATATAAAGTACAATTAATAGAGTCTTACCAAGCTGACATAACCTCTATTAGGTCTACAACTAATTATAACACATCTTATAATTCTAGTGCTAGTATACAATCTATACAGACAAAAGTAGATAATCTTATAAAAAATTTTGACGGATACGAAGCCTATCTATACTATGCCTCAGAATCTAGCGCATGGCCTAAATCAGGATCTGTAAAACCATATCCTTTATATAACTCAACTTCTTCAGAAGTTGTAAGTTGGTTAGGGAGTGATAATGCGTCCTCTAATTTATACGGTGGACAGTTGTACACCGCTTCATCTTATGACTTAGAAAATCAAAATAATTTAGTATATACCATACCAGAATACATAACTATAGATCCTGTAAATGATGGATACTCTTTGTTTCTAAACATGGTAGGACAGCACTTTGATAATGTATGGCTTTTTGAAAAAGCTATAACAGATCAATGGAAAAGCAACAACAATTTATATAAAGGCATATCAAAAGACTTAGTATATTATGCACTATCTTCTTTAGGTATAAAATTGTATAATTCAAAAAGCAATGAAAATATTTTTGACTACTTAATAGGAAGCTCCGTATCAGGTAGTTTTATGCCTACCGGATCTTCTTTAAACACTATAGTCAGTGCATCTCAATATACTGTAGCAGGGCAAGATATACAAAAAGAAATTTTAAAAAGAGTATATCACAATTTACCATACCTTTTAAAATCAAGAGGAACTAGTAGAGGACTAAAAGCTTTAATAACTACTTTTGGTATAACAGGATCTATTTTAACAGTAAATGAATTTGGAGGATCTGATAAATTAACAGAACTAAATGCAGTATATGCTGCTCCTGTAGATTCTAAAATTAGAATAGTAAATAATACAATAACAGGTAGCGTACTATCTCCTTTCTTGAGGTTAGAGGAAAATCCTACTGAGGAATTTACCAGAGATGTTCATTTTATAGAAGCTGGATTTTCTCCTCAAAATGAAATAAACGATCAGATAATATCTTTATACAGCAGCTCTTTTAATATAGACGAATATATAGGGGATCCAAGAGATGATCAAAAAACTAGCTATCCTAGTTTAGTAGAATTTAATTACAACTACTACTCCTCTTCTGGATATTTTAGAGAGTATGATATTAAAGATTTTGTTAGGCTAATACAGTTTTTTGATAACTCTTTATTTAAGATGATAAAAGACTTTGTTCCTGCAAGGTCTAACGTACAAACTGGACTAATAATAAAATCTCCTATACTAGAAAGACCTAAAGCAAAGAGAACAGACTCAGATGTTTCTGAAAACTATAATTCTTTTGAATCTGGTATACAGAGTGGAGAAATTGAAGCAAACAGTATTTATGTAAGTGGGTATGGGGACGGTAGAGATTTTTATTTAGGAGAACTTTCAGGGTCTGTCATAAATGTGTATGCTGACTTCGAATTAAAAAACAGGAACCCTTATTTATGAGTACTATAGATAGAGCAGCTTTTGAAAGAAGTGATTATAATACGCTGATAAACAATGTATCAGCTAGTATTGTTTCTAATATATATAGAAAAATAAATTACTATCAAACAGGAGTATTAGAGCCTGTAGAGATGCATGATGATTTACAAACAGACCCAAAGTATACTAGAGTTAGATATGATGGATCTAAAGTAACAAGTGCAAAATATAACTTGTACACAAGTGCATCTTCTTTTCAAGTAGGCTTGGAGTCTATAGAATGGCCAGGAGATTCATCATATGGAAAAACAGCTGCTATAGATTATACTGTTGGAAAATTTGCATTCGCAAATAGCATAAACAGTACTAACTTAAATTTTTACGACAAAACAACAATAAATATAAAATATCTTATAGATAAAACAGGATCTATAACTGAGCTTTCTGCTAATAACAATAATTTGTTTGAAGTGCAGACAATGTTTAGAAAAGGTGATGTTGCGTATGTGTCTCTTTTTGACAGATATAATCCAACCAACCAAGCAACTTTAGATGGTCCCAAAATAATATTCGAAGGCGGATTCAGGTATTCTCCACTAATGTATAGAGAATTTAGTGAGAACTTAGTTTTTACATATATTGTACCGAATCAAACTGTCGATAACAGGTTTGGATTAAAAGCTGTAAATACAACATCTTCTGTTTGGCAGACCGTAGGAGACACCAATGCAGAGTTTAGTTCTAATAGTGGAATAGGATATACGTTTACTTTAAAAGGCCAATCTGATCCTAATAATAAGGCAATGTCTTTAACTAAAGTAGGAAGTTTAAATTGGCCTTATAATTATCTACCACTTACGTCATATCTTCAAGGTAGTTATAAAGACTATCAAAGTACTTATAGAAAAATAGGGCCTCATGATACAACTGCTGATAATCCTTCATACTATGCAATAGACTGGTTTTTACCTTTAAATACCGATACTGCAGATGGAGGATATATATCAGCAAATGGGGGAGGTACTATAAATGAAGTTAAGGGAGGATCTGAAAACTACTCTTACTATCTAGCTCCTAGAAGTTCTACCTATACTGTTAATGTAGATATACCTATAAAAGTAAAAGGGAGGAATGCGGAAACCCCAGGAGAAAGGGGACAGGAGAAAGGTCCGTCTATTGTAAAAATAGTAGCTATACTAGAAGTACAGAAAAGTGGGAACACTTCCTGGGACTACTTAGATTTTACAAACCCAAACGGCCCTGTTCCGTATGGATATACTAAATTTACTGCTACAAATATACCGATGCCCAATGGAGGCAGAGAAGCTACAGGAACTACTCGTGCTATGGTAGATGAAGAAAATAGTTTTTTATATTTTTCAGCAGACACTATAGGAGGTGATTACAATGGCAGGTATATAAGTCCTTACTTTGAAGGAAGGTGTCAGCTTTTTAACAAAGAAGTTAAACTAGGTCAAAACGACAAACTAAGGGTCAAATTTTATTTTGCTGAAGTCACCACTTTTTTTAGAAGAAGTGATAACATATACTTTGAAGTAGCTACTGGGGACTCCTCTAAAAATTACTTTGAAGTATTTGACACAAATACCGCAGACGTTACTTTGGTGACGACTGCCACAATAGGACAAAGCCCCGCAATATTCCTACCAGATCCGGATAACCAGACTCTTGTATTTAGCAGTCAAGCATCTTTACTTTATGGCAGTGCTATATTTGAACCTCAAGATGTAAGCAATCCTAATTCTATAGCAAATTTATACTCTCCTGTAGACTTTGCTTTTACTTTTAAAAAATATGATATTATAAGGTTCACTAGATTCTATGCTATAAAACCCGAATATTATTATATAACAGAAGTAATAGAGCCCATTTTTGAAATTGTAGGCACTCAAAAATCTGTACTAAGCCCATTA